GAGCCGGCCCCAGCGTCGAGCCGGCGGCCTGGGTGAGCCGGCCCCAGCGTCGAGCCGGCGGCCTGGGTGAGCCGGCCCCAGCGTCGAGCCGGCGGCCTGGGTGAGCCGGCCCCAGCGTCGAGCCGGCCACGATCACGGCGAACGGTTGTACGTTAAACCGGCGCCGGCGTTTTAACGTACAACCCCGGCCGGGGCGCCAGACCGGCGCCCCGGCCGGCCACGATCACCGGCGCAGCGCTTGAACGTGCGGGATGATTCTGATGCCCGCGGCGAGGCAGATAGCACGGCACTCCGCGTGTGACTGGGAGCCGATTCCAAAATCAGTCAGCCCGCCAACGCCCTCATCTGACACCCAAAACCGCGGCGCCGGCTGACGGGCCAGCCAACGGAGCGCCGGGCCGTCAATCAAGTTATCCCCACCGGGCAGCGCCTTGCGGACGGCGGCCACGCTCGCCGCGCGGCCACGCTCCGCGCCGATCACGATCCGGCCGGAGCGCTTCGCGGTGCTGCCGGAGTAAAACGCCACAGTAGCGCCGGGTGCTTCCAGGATGAGGCGCTCAATATCCTCATCATCGTAGTGCATGGATCCGGACGCATCGCACAGCACGGTCCCACCCTTGACGGGGCGTTTGGCCCCGAAAATGGCCCCGTCGACCGGGAGCCGGTGGACGGCGGACGGGATCACGCCGGTATCGGCAAACCGCCGGCCAGGGGCTCGCCGCGGCTTGACGGCACGATCCAGCGGCGGCCGGTGGACGTCTGACACCGGCGCCCAGGATCCGACACCCTTGACGGTCTTAAGGCGCTGCGCCGTCGCACGGTCGCCGCCGTCCTTCTTTTCGCCGCCGTCGCCCCCTTCCGGGAATTCAAAGTCGAAAGCGCGGGCCATGGGGATCGTCCATTTCCGGAACCCCGCCGCGCCGCTGAAGATGCGCCGCTCCGCGGCGTATCGGTTGCGCCGTGGCACGGCCGCGATGCGGACGGCGCGGACCATGGATTCCAGCCGGCTTTCGATCGCGGCCAGCGTCGCATGATCCACGCCGCGGCGCTGGAACGCTTCCATAAGGCGCTCCCGCTGGGGCTCCAAAAACCAATTGACGAGCAACGCGCCGGCGATCGACCGCTCTGAACCGCCGCACACTTGCGCGATGGAATCGGCTTCCGCGCTTGTGATCGCGTCGGCGTCGACCATATCACGGTAATCGAGGAAGCGCCCGATCCGGTTGTCCTCACTCCATTGCAGCGCTTCCATGCTCACCTTCTGGCGCTTACAGACGGTCTCCGCGGCCATGCGCGGCGTGATCCGCGCATGCACTAACTCGTGATTCCGGACCATGCGCGCCGTCGGCGTATCGGCCAACGGAGCGTATAGGTTTGCCTTGCGCGTATCGGTCGCTCCGGCAAGGTCGCCGGGGCTTCCAGTGACGGACCAACGGCGGCCGTCGATGGCGGCCGGCACGGGGCGGTTTGTATCGGGAATCATCATGGGACGGGTCTCCGGATTGGTGGATGGATGGAACCGCCGGGGGCGCCCACTGTGGGCGCCCCCGGCCTGCAGTCACTCCGCGGCCACGGCGAGGGAATCGAGCACGGCGCGCCAGTTGGCGCCGAACGTCGCCGCCGCGGCGGTCTCCGGCCCAACGGCCGAACGGAGCCGCGCGAACGCGAGCCACGAGCGGAGCGTGATCCGATCGTCGCCGGTCGCCGTCACGGTGCCGCGGGCAGCATTGTGGAGATCCGCCGGAAGCGCCGCGATTGCCGCCGGGTGCGGCTCTAGGATTTCCACCGCCGCAGCGAAGCGGTCGCGGAGCGCCGGAATAAGATCCTCCGGCCGGCCGTTCATGGTCCCGACAACATGGAACCCCGGCGCCGGCGTGATCGTCTCGCCGCTGGGGAGCGTGATCCGGCACGACTCGCGGTTATCCATCGCGGCCAGCATGAAAGACAGCGTATCACCGCCGGCGTGATCCACTTCGTTCACAACAACCCGCGAACCCTCCCGCATCGCGGCCACAATGGGACCGTCTTGCCAGACAAACTCCCCGCCGCGCGGATGGTAGTGGCCACGCAACTCCGCGGCCGGGGTCTCCGGCGTGATCGTGATATTCCGAACGCTGCCGGAGTAACGCGACTGCGCCGCGTAGGACTTGCCCGTGCCGGGGGGACCATAGAGCAGCGTATTTCCCTCGCCAACCCCGACAACCGATTCCGCAACCGTCCAAGCGTCAAACTTAGCCATGGTGAAAACTCTCCCAAAAAACCCTATCAAACCCTCCCGCACGGGGCCGGGGCGGGCGCCCCGAAAAACCCCGGCGGGAGAATACTGTGGCCCTGTAGCGTCACTCCCCGATAGCGCGGGCCAGCGCTTCCAGGTCGGCCACGGTCGGCGCGGCCTGCAGGGAACCGAACTCCGCAGCGAGCGCCTGCAGCGCGTCGCAATCGTCGAGGCCCGTCCAATCGTCGAGATCCATCCATTCGCAGTCGCTCATGATTCTTACTCCCGGGGTTGTGTCGGCCGGTTGCCTTGTCGGCCGTCGAAAGAAACATATGCCCAACGGTCAAGTCTTGCAACCGAAAAATTTTCTGGCGGCCGAAAAACGCCAATAGGACAGTTGGTATCGTCGCTTTTCATGGTCGCCGGATCCCCCTATCGGTAGGGTAAAATCCGATCCGCCGCGTCGATCACGGCGGCCAGCGTGCGCCGGACGGGGCCGGGATTCTGTGGCACGGGCGCCAGCACGGGCGCCGGCCACGGGGCCGGGGCGGCCACGGGAGCCGGCCACGGGGCCGGGGCGGCCACGGGAGCCGGGGGGGCTTGATTCAGTGCCACGGCGAGCGCCGCGGCGGCCACGGTCAACGCTAGGGGGTCTCTTGCCATGATGGCGGGTCTCCGTTGGGTGCCGGTCGCTCTCTTGTGTCGCCCGGTTGCCTTGCTATCGGCGCGCCAGGCGCCGGAATTTAGCCCGCCGAACGGCACGGGGGTTGCTTCGCGTGCGTGCGTGCGTGCGTGCGTGCGTGCGTGCGTGCGTGCGTGCGTGCGTGCGTGCGTGCGTGCGTGCGTGCGTGCGTGCGTGCGTGCGTGCGTGCGTGCGTGCGTGCGTGCGTGCGTGCGTGCGCGGGCAGGGGGGCCGTCTATATATAGACCCGTCCGCCGCAAGTGGACCCGTCCGCCGCAAGTGGACCCGTCCGCCGCAAGTGGACCCGTCCGCCGCAAGTGGACCCGTCCGTAATAAAGACCCGTCTGGCACGGCAGTTGCACTTGGTCAAGTTGTGCGACGGAAACCCAAACCAGGAGACCCGGCCATGACAAAGCGGACCATCGAAGTCGACGACGTACTCCCCGATTGCGTGGAAACGGCGATTGATTATGTGAACGACCTTCTCCGCGACTACATCAAGGACAACGAGCCGGACGCCGTGCCGTGCTTGTCAAACGACCTGGACTATGACGGCCGCGTTCACGAGATCGTCGATGGCGCCGTGCCGATTTACGACGGACAGATCGAGGCCGCGTGGTTTCTCCACGGCCGCGACCTGGAGGAAGCCTACGAAAACGCCGGAGTCGGTGAGAACCCGCGCGAGAACGGCGGCATGGCGGCCATCCATTACTACATCTACGAGAAGGTGGCCGAGTGGTACGCGGCTAACGCCGAACGGATTTTCGACGAACTGCGGCACGGCGATTGCACTGACAAGGAATAGCCCCGAGTGACGCAAACACAAGGAGACCCGAGCGATGAAAAACACAAGCAGCGACCCGAACTTTCACCCTATCTACACCTTGGCGAAAACGGCAATTGAACAGAGAAGCAGCGATGGGTGCTTGGCCGATGGCGCAGCCAGGGCGGCGGCCGACGAGTTGCTCGCGCACTGGGGTTGCGCAATCCGTAACTGGGGAGGCTGCGGCCCTGGTGCCGCGGAGGTCGAGAAAATGATTGTCGGAGACCTTCGCGACGTCGCCGCGGCCCTGATGGAAGTGGCGGACGAAATCCTCTGCAATCAGGCGAAGTAATTCCACTACACAAGGAGACCCGAGCGATGAAAAGCGAATTGAGCGTGTATCGAGACAAGGACGGCAGTTGCTCTATCTGGCGCGGCGAAAAGGCTCTCGCCGGAGGGCTGTCCGACAAGGACGCGATGGAGATGGCGGCTGGGCCGGAGTTGCTGGAGGCGCTTGCCACTCTCGTAGGAATCGCAGAGACCGACTGCATGGATGACAAAAGCAACGTATGGCGGTCGGCCATGATCGACGCAAACGCCGCCATCGCAAAAGCGGAGGGCCGCTCATGACGACAGTTATCCCCGCATGGATCCGCAAGCGCGACGAGACCGGCGTATGGGCCATCCTCGGCAGCGAGCCGCCGGCCGACGCGCAAGAGACATTCATTCCGGCCACGCGAGTGGAGTCAGTGGTCGAGTCAGAGCATGAGATCGAGGGCCGGCGGTTTGGAATCATAGTGGCACGGGACTTGCACTCTAAGGAGGCAAACTGATGAACACCACAAACACAGTCGACAGTTTCACCGGCGACATCATCGCGTTTCTGAATTGCGGCGGGCGAGCCGATGAGTTTCGGTCGCTGCTCCGCAAGCGAGACAACGGCGAGCAGCCGGCCGACGAGTTCATCCAGGAGGCGGTTATTGCCGTGCTTTCGCCCATCATGGTTGAGACCCCCGCGCTAGTTCAGCAGTTGGTCGGCCGGGCGCTGGTCCGTCACGTTGACTGGCGGGCGATCGCTCAATGGGCAACCGTCAATCCGGAGGCGAACTGAAATGCAAACCTTCCTTCCCTACAACAACTTCATCGACTCGGCCCGCTGCCTGGACTACCGCCGGCTCGGCAAGCAGCGCGTCGAGTGCAAGCAGATTCTGCAGGCGCTCGGCGTCCCGGTCGGTGGACCCCTGCGTGATAAGCCAAGCAGTTGGCGGAATCATCCGGCGACCCGTATGTGGCAAGGACACGAGTATTCGCTGTGCGTGTATGCCATCGCAATCTGCGACGAGTGGCGCCGCAGAGGCTACCGTGACACACTACAAGAGCAGTTCTACGACGCCGCCAACACGCTCCTGCGATTCGGAAAAGACGAATCCGGCCGGCCGCCGTGGCTGGGGTGCGATGAGTTCCATGCGTCGCACAGAAGCAACCTGCTCCGCAAACTTCCGGCCCACTACGGCAAGTTCGGCTGGAGCGAGCCAGACAATCTGGAATATGTCTGGCCGATTGGCACGGCACTTGCAGTTTAGTCATTTCACCAACAGGAGGCCGGAGCGATGAAGTGCTGTCTGTGTAAACGAGAAATCCTGCCCGACGCTGACGGCTGGGCAGGCGGACACAACCCGGAGCCGATTGCCGTTAGGGGCGGCGACCGATGCTGCGGCGAGTGCAACGACCGCGTAGTGGTGCCGACGAGAATTGCCATTTTCTTTACCAGGAAGGAGACCGCGAAATGAAAGTCGCAAAGCAGAAGATTATCCGTCTGACGAAAAAAGAGGCCACGGCCCTGATGACTGGCCTGGAACTTGCAGTGCGTCACTGTGGCGCTCCGGAATGTCCCAAGATCGCCAAGAGTTTCTTCTCGGCCATCGAGAAGTTGGACAAGGCGTTCAAGTTCGGGATTTACCAATGATCGAGGAATACAGGGTGTCGCCGCGGGTAGTCCTGCGGCCTGGAGACAAGTTCCGCGTCAGCGGGGGGCCGTACTGGAAAACAGACGACGGCCGCAAGATCCCGCTGGCGCACCGTGGCATCTGCACGTTTGTGCGGGCCACGCGGTCGGGGGCAAGGGTCTATATCGAGGCGAGAAACAAGGATGGCGCCGTGCTGCTCCACGTTGAGGGCAGGCGGAAAAACAAGGCTGCTCCGGAAATCGTGTGCCGTCCGTACAAGATCCGGGGCAAAGTCAGGAGCAAGAAGCGATGAAGAAGTTTGCACCAAACGAGCGGCCGTATGCGACGTTCGTGCGGAGGTACATGGATGGGTACGTTGCCGGGGAGTCTGGCGCCGAAATCGCCAAGCGGCTCGGAACGACAGAGGCGGCCATGCTGGTGTATGCCTCGGACCTGCGCCGGATGGGCGTCAAGGTGCCGCGGCTGAAAGATCGTGTCGACGTTTCATATCTCAACCGGATTATCAGAAAGGCGGTGAAGTGATGGGCTACGTCAAAAACGCGATGATCGCGGTCCAGGAGGCTGGCTGCTTGTGGGTCGATGATGCCGTGATCGAGCGGCTGCGGGACGCCGGCCATGAGCCGCAGGTGCGGCGGGTTGTTGTCGACGGCTACGACGGCCCCGTGGAAATCGACGCCATCCTGGCCTCGGACGGGATGCGGCTGATGGACGCTGCCGACGAGGACGATGCGGAGATTATTGCCGACGCGCTCGCGGAGTTGATCGCATGAACCTGCTGGATGCCGACGATGTAGCCAAGCAATCCGGAGTCTCGCGGCGGACTGTCGTCAGCAACGCCGCGAGACTCGGAGGGGTGGTGTACCTGGGCAACAAGGCGTTTGTCTCGGCGGACCTCTATGCCCCGTCCGTGGCAAAAGCGCCAATCCCCGTTCGTGGCAAACATATGACGCTGCAGCAGGCGGCCGACATTCTCGGCTGCTCTCGGTCGACCGTCTTGCGAGTGCTGGAGCGAACCGGCCTCGGGGAGAAGATCGGCCGGCGGCGATACCTGCCGGAGTATCAACTGCGGGCGGTGAAGAACAATATCCTGGCGCAAGGCATCACGCGCCTTCACTCTGACAAGAAAGCGATGAGCGACCATGGAAAAAGAATGGCCCGATCCCGTTGGTCATAACAGACTGACCCGCTACAACATCGCCGACTGGCTCCGCGCGCTTGCGGCCATGCGAATCATTCAGCGTCGGGAGGCGGCCCAGGTCGCCCTGGCCGTCCGCAAGCGGATTGCCTGCGGTCAGACGCCGTGGCCGAGCGAGTCTTGAGCGTGACGCTTGCTATGGCACGGCTGGCAGAGCAGCCGCAGGTTGTGCATCGCGTCGGTGCCGCGCGGCTTCTCGATGATATGGTCGACGTGCGCCTCGCGGCCGGCCACCAGGATCCCGCACAGTTGGCACTTGCCCTCATCCCTGGCGATCACGGCCAGCCTTGTCCTGCGCCACGCGGCAGAGCAGTACCCGCGCTCCGCAGCAGTCGGCCTGGGCTGGGCCGGTCGGGGCCGGAATGTCGGGATCCGTTTAGGCACGGTGCGCGTTTTGCCGCCACCCGAGCATCAAAACTCGGTGCGAGTCCCTGGAAAACCACCACTCCACCACTAGTTTGGCGATGGCGTTCACCAGCACGCTGATGAGAAACATGGCCAGCACGCTGCCGTACTCTTTGCGAACCCGGATTGACATGCGCGCCTTGAGGACGTCGCAGAGTTTGTCGGGGTCACAGTTGGCCGGCCATTCCTCGACGGCCATCTCGATGAGCCGGTCGCGGATCCGGGAGTGGGCCGCGAGCCGCAGACCGCCGCGCTTGGTGACGTATGACTTGAGGGGCGTATACATCAGTGTTTGCCCGTGCCTTTGCAGATCGGACAAACCACAAACACGGTTCCGTCACCAATTTTTCCGGCGCCCCGGCAATTTTCACAGCGTCCCGATGGGGCCGGCTTGGCCGTCCCCGACTGCATGAGGGCGTAGCGGCCGGCGGCGGCGACAAATGGCTGCAGGTCTTGCCCCCTGCGAGGCAAGGCGACGCATCCTGGCAAGAGGGCCAACGTGGCAAACACAAGAGCGCGGGTCATACGTTGCCGACTGCTCCAAAAGTAGTGTGCTGCCGACGCGGCCAGCCGGCCACGCTCGACAGGGCAATGCACTGGGCTTTGTCGATCGTCGAGGCCAGCGCCCAATACGAGCCGTGCGGAATCTCGATCGACGTCCCCATGATCTTGCGGGGGCCGGAGTTCCAGGCCGCCCACGAGTTGTTCCACAAGACGAGCGCTTGGCCGTACTTCTGGTGTGTTTCCGGCCGGTCGTCGTACCCCAGGAAACTTTGCGCATGGTGCCAGATGCCGACCTGACGGGAAAATCCGTCTTCGTTTCTGGTCCGCTCAAAAGCCATGGAACTGCAATTGAAAATCCCATAGCCCTGAAACAAAAAGTCCCGGACCTGCTCGCGGCCGGACAGCACCGTGGCCGTGCGGGCGATGTGCTGCGAGGACTCGTCGAGCCACTTCTGGCTCGGCTGGCGAGAGCCACCCAGACGGATGGTCTTGTCGGTGTATTCCGTGAGGTCGATGCCGAACTCTGGGTAGGGCTTCCGAATCAAGAATCCCTTGGTCGTGGCGACCTGGGCCGCCTTGGAGCAAATCCAGCCGTCGCTGTCGTACCCCCGCCACGCCCAAAGTGACTCCGACGCGACCACCGAGTCTTTGACGCCGGCCTCGGGGAGTTCCGGCGCGCCTTCCAGTTTGCCAGTTTTTTCGTCGGGCTTGTTGCTGGCGATTTCCATCCCCAGCGACGTCAGCAGGCAGTTGGATGCCGCGCGGGCCACACAGTCGCCGGTCAGTTGCGTCGGCCCCGGCCAGCAGCCGGGGAACACAGACTGGACTGTGGGAAACAGAAGAATGAGTTTGCCCTTGCCGGCCTCGGCAAACTCCCAACTGTAGGCGACGCTGCCGCCATCGGGATCGCCGCCGCGGCGGATGATGGAGTCGACGAGTTCTTCGTCGGCGCGCGGATCTGGCCTGCAGCCGATGAAGCCGCCAGCGTAGGCGTCGAGTGGATTGAACTCGTCACTCATCTTTGCCGATGCCGAACGTCCATGAGAGTGCGCCGCAGGCTGCGATCAGCCGGGGCTTCGTCTCGTCATCGAGCGCCTTCTGGTCTGCGCCGAGCGCCGCCAGAAACGTCTGGTCGATGGCTTCCGCCAACCCCGAATACTTGCCCACGCTGGCCTTGTCGATCGCCAGCCGGAGCGTGCCGGCGTGGAATGCCACGAAATCATCGGTGGTCTTGATGATCGGCTGATCGCGATCAAAGTCGCGCAGCAGGATGAACGACATGGCTTCGTACAAGTTCGACAGGTACACGCGGTCGGTCGGCAGCATCTTGGCGGCGATGGGCCGCACCTGGGCCGACCACTCCAGAAACTCCTGCGCCGGCCTGGGCGTCGAGACTTCCTGGTCGCGAGGGGGCCATGGCAGATCGAGATCGACGCCCTTCCAGCAGAAAAACAGCAGCGTCAGCACGACGATCCACCTCATGTGCGAGTTCATCATTCGTCGCTCCCGTCAACGAGCGCCAGGGTCAGGACGTCGATGGCTTTCTTCTGGTCTTCACCGAGGCAGTCCGTCAGCCGGAGCCGCGTTCTCACGGCGGCAAGGTTGGCCATCGCCTCCTGGTAGTCAGGCGCGCTCGACGGCACGAGGGCATCCGGCAGCAACTTGAGTTGCGGCCACGCCGCCACGAGGGCGGCTAGACCGGCGGCGACATACTGCAGTGTGGTCATGCCAGCACCTTGGCGGCGGCCCAATCAAAGAACGCCTTCCCTTCCGGCGACCGGAGGACGGCCTCCAGGTGGTAAAGCGCCTCGTCGTCGATTTCGGTATTCGACTTGCCGGCCGCCCACTGCACGGCGGCAACCACGGCGAGCGACTGGTCGTGCGGGGTCTTGGCGGTCGCGACGGCCTGGAGGCGCCCAATGAGCGGCGCCCATTCGGCCAGCAGTTTCAGTTTTTCCAGGATCGGGAGGTTCACGCCGTAGATGTCTTCAATCGGGTCGGTCATGTTTTGGCTCCTTGCCAGCGAGAAACTTCAGGTATTGCGGCGACATGGTGCGGGGTTGGCTCGTCAACTTGCCCCAGTGGCTCGGGGGGGGCTCGGGGACGAGATTCATGAGGGGCGGTGAGTCGTCTCCGTAACTCAATCCGGCGATGTAACGCGGCTCATCACTCATGGGCAGCGAACTGGATCACCGAATAGGCGTCATGGAAGACGCAGGCGGCGATGTCTTGAATTTCAGCCTTGGTGAGTTTGCGGTCGAACGTCCACACCTCATCCTCAATCTCCTTCTCGTCGATCTTGAGGAAGAGTCTGGCCTCCTTGCCAACCACCACAAGACGCAGTTCGGCTGTCATCGTTGTGTGGCTCCGTAGCATTATTCATTCTAGCGAATACCCCCGCGCCGAGTCGGCATTCCCGCTCCGCTTCACTCCAGCCGGCGCGGATCTCGGCGGCCGCGATGCGGATTTGCTCGGGCGAGGGGATGAACACCAGCGGCTCAACCCTGTCTTCCAGGCCGAGGGACTTGGCGTAGGCCACGAGTTCGTCGGACCCCATGCCCATTTCATCGCAGACTTCGTCGAACGACAGGTCGCTGTACGACCACAGTCGCCGCAGTTTCCGCTTCTGGTTGGCCAGTTCCTTGTTGGCCTGGATCTCCTCGGCCGACTTACGGGGAGACGGCATCGGGAATTATGGCCGCATACCGACAGCCTGGATTGAGGTACATCTGGAATCCGGCCCGTTTCATAGAGCGGTGCAAGGCAACGTGTTCGCAGTCGCCGCCGACATACTCGACGCCATCGGCCAGAAACGCGTCGCGGCGGTAGACCGTCAGGCCGCCGAACGCGGAGTTCATCGGGATCGGCTCGCTGCCGACCGGCGGCAGGAGCGAGTGAAACCAGACATGACTGCGGCGATCTTCCCACCAGTTCAATCTCGCGGCCCAAGCGTCGTACTGCGCAAGGCGCAGTTCGCCTTCGTCGCCGATCTCGGCGAACAGCGACAGGCTGGCCATGCCGGCAGGGTTTTTTCGCGTGTCGCTGGAGTGGTGCGCCAGCCAGCCCACGCTATTGAGCAGCCCGCCGGGAGAAAACCCGCCCATCGGGTCCATGTCCAGGACGGCAAAAAACCCAAAGTCAGCGGCGTTAGCCGCCGCCCACAGCCGGCAGCGGTTGCGGTATTCCGCGAGGGCGATTGTCCGGTCCTCCTCAAAGCCCCGCAGGTCGGGTCGCCCTAGAGAAGCGTGTTCGACGGTCATCCAGGGCCGCGTCGACGCAAACTCGTCGAGGACTTTGTCGGTCCCGTCTGTAGAGTCATTTTCGTAGACGTAATACTTGACCTCGCGAAACGGCGCGACGGCCGTCTCCAGAAGGGGCAGCGTGTTTTCCAGGTATGGCATCGCGTTGCGGGCGATAGACAACACGCAGAGTTTTGCGTCAGCCGCGACGCCGCGACCCATGTCCACAAATTCGTCGTACTGCTTCTGGTACGCCGGCTCGATGTTCCAGTAGTCATCGGGTTTCATTGACGAGGATCCAGAGGTGGTTTGGGTGGGCGTTTTGATAGGGATGGTTGAAGATCTGCAGGTCTTCGTGGCCCAGGCGGCGGACAGCCTCGCCAACCTCGGCCCGATTGTCGTGGATCTCGACGAGCCAGCGCGTGTTTCGGAACAGTGACGGCGTGGCGCTGTTTAGGGCGAGATGCTCCGCGCCCTCGATGTCCAGTTTCACGAAGTCGATCTCGTCGCAGCCAAACAGGCTCCGCGCGGTGTCCAGAATCCCGTCCATCGTCATGGCGTTGACGGTTGACTTGGCCTGCACAGGGGCGTCGCACTGGTCGCCGCCGCCGATCGGATGCTCGGGCAGGATCGACGATTGGTCCGGGTTTTCGCGCTGGTAGAAATCGACGGTTCCGGCCTCCAGGGAGCAGGCGGCCTCGATCAGCGTGGCGTTGGCCGGCAGGATGACGCGGAGTTTCTTCGCCACCCGTGGATCTGGCTCCAGAGCCAGAACGTGATCGAACCTCTCGGCCAGCCACAGCGTCCACTCGCCGTCATTGGCGCCGATGTCGACGGCGACGCGGCAGGGGCCGCGGACGAGGCTTTTCTGCAGCGGCTCCAGGAACGATTCTTCCATTTACACGCACTCCTCCAGGAACTTTCTGGCGTCCTGCTCCGAAAACACCACGGCGCACAAGCACCCCGCAGCCGCCAGTTCCTTCATGCGGCGAATCTGGATCGGGCTCGGCTCGTTCCCAGGCACTTTGGCCTCCATCCACACGGCCCGCCCGCCCTTCAGGCACAAGATGTCTGGCAGGCCGGCCATCTGGTAGGCGTTGCCGTGGATCTTGATGGGGAACCACCCCAACGCTTTCGCGGTGGTCATGACTTTGGCGACGATCGTGCGCTCCAGCATGGGGCGTAAGTGTGTGGCCCTGTAGCCTGTGTGTCAATACGAAAAAGTCATATTTCGCTGGTCAAACTTGGTGTAGTGCGGCGGCCGCCAGCGGTCAGGTTTGCCGCACAGGCGCCGCGCCTCCTCTTCCGCAGACCACCCAAGCCTGACGGCAGCGCACCGCTCGGCAATTTCTTCCGGCGTGGGGTCCGCGGCCGGCGGTCGCGTGCGCCGCTGCTTCCGCTCGGGCAGGCCGTACTTCTTGCGCAGATGCCAGAGATTGCCCCTGGCCACGCCGATTCGCGCGGCGAGTTCGTCATTCTTGAGGTCGGTGTGCCAGAGTTGGAACAGCAGGGGGACGTCAATGATCTTGGCCATCATTTCTCCGGTTTCTGACAGGGGCAATCGGGGTGGTGCAACATGAAGCCATAGCCGCGCGCCCTCACGAAGCGGTGTCCGTCGTGTTCGATTGTCATGGCATACGGCGACGCGGACGTTCTCGCGGCGACGTCCGCGCGGATCGCCATGACAGCCCAGATGACGCCGACCGCAATGCCACACAGAAACAGCGTCCCGACGCAGAACTCTGCCAGCGTCAGCCCTTGCTCGGCGAGTGCGTCTTTCAGTGACATTTCGGCTTCCTGTATCCTTCGTATGCGTATTGCGCCCAGCGTTCCCACGATCCGTCAGACTGCATGGCGCTTACGAATTGAATCCTGTAAGTGTGCTGACCAAAGAGAAGCCCAGTTGTGCCGTCTTCTCTTGTGTAGTAGGCGATGTCTCGCGAGTCTGGAATTAGATATTTTCCGCAGCCGGCAACCTCTTCTTCGCGGCCGTCAAACGGGCCGCCGATGAATCGCATCAGCACTGTTGCGACGTCCTCTCCAGCAGCCCACGAAGCGCGGCCTGTCGCGTGCGCTCGTTTGGGTTCGTGCGGAGCGCCTTCCACGCAGCCCACTCGACAGCCTTTCGCTCCGCGTCGGTGAGCCGCAGCCTGCCGATCTCCTTGCTTGCCGACTCCGCAGACTCGCAAGCCGCCTTCCAATCTGCGGCTTTTTCAGACAAGCACTCCGCTACCGCGAGCCGCAGTCTCGCGATCTCTTCAGCCGCTTCTTCAAACAACTCACCGCTGTGAGCAAGGTGCAGCCCTCGCCAGTGTCGGAGGCGGGAGACGATGTCTCCTTCGTAGGCGGCTTTGGTTATGGTGTGCATTTCGTTCGCTCCAGCAGCGATCGGAGCGTGGCGTCCACCCTATCAGGCCCGCCAGTTCCGACATAGTAGGCAATCGCCTCACGCTCCGCGTCGGTGAGCGTGGGAGAGCGGTAGAGCGGGATGATGCCGTGATTCCCTGTAACTGCCTCGTCAATCGCCTTGGCCTCTTCTTCGATGCCATAGACATCGTAGATTCGCTGGCCGTCAGCAAGCACCACAGCCCACGCCACCGGCTCCCGGTGAGAACCAGCGGATGCAGGAGACGGCTCGGCACCGCCCTGCGTGTTGTCATCGTTCATCGTTCGCCGCTCCTGATCCTGCGTGTTCTCAGCCCAATCGCTCCAGCAGTGCTTGCAGCGTTTTCGCGTGATCGCCCGCCCCGTAACCGGCGTACCACGCAATCGCCGCACGCTCCTCGTCGGTGAGCGTGGGCTGGCGTGTCCGTGCCTCCCACTCCAACTCGCCTATCATCGCGTCGATCATCTCGCCGATGCGGTGGTCGCATATGCCGCGCAGCCGCTGGCGCAGGCGGGCGTTAGCGTCAGTCATTTCGTTCGCTCCAGTAGCCTGCCAAGAGTGACGGCGACCCTTTGGCACTCCTCGTCATCGTCGTTGTCTGCGTACGATTCCGCAGCACACGCAATCGCCTCCCGCTCCTCTGCCGTCAGCGTGAACGGCGTCAGCGAGCAGTGCAGCGTTGTGCGGCCAACAACGTAAGGGCAGGTCTGCGGGGTGCGGTAGAGCGGGATGACTTCCGCCATGCCGACAACCGCGCCTTCGGCGTCTTGGCGGCTGTACGACAGCCACATCGGCCTGCCGTTCTTCGTGACCGCCGCCCACGCCACCGGCTCCTGTTTCGCGTTTCGCGAATCTAGAAAATGCCCCCGCCCACCCGTCGCTTCTCCCTTTGTGTCGGGCCGCGTGTCGTCTAGGGGCCGCCCCTCGCCGCTTCCATCACTGGAGGCCGGTGGCTGCGCTGTCGCAGGCGAGGGGCCATCTGTCTCCACGCATGGTGGAGCAGTCTGATTGCCGGTTCGCTCCCGCTCGCGGAGCATGGCGTCGGCCCAGCGGTAGGCGTGCTTCAGTAGGTATTCCCACTGCAATGCAGTTGGATACTGATTGGCCTCGTCGGACAACAGCCCGGTGAGGGCCGCTGCGGCGAAGTGGTCGCGGTCTGTCATAGCCCAAGCACCTTTCTCTCGGCCTTCGTCAACTTCGCCAGCGCCTTCTTCCTGTCGGCGGCTTTCTGCTTTTCCTCGGCTTCGCGCTTCTTGCGTTTCGCGTCGGCGATCTTGTGATCCCTGGCCCAGACCTGCAGTTCCAGGGAGTATTTCGACAGGTCTTTGACCTTGCTGATTCGGGCGCACAGTTCTGCCGTCAGTTCGTCCGCAAACACACGATCCAGCCGCTGACTGTAGGCGCGCTTGTCATAGCCGTCCCAGCCGCCGGACTTTGGGTTCGGCGGCCCCTTGCCGTCCAACTCGTCGAGCAGAAGCAGAATGCGGCTGCACTCGACTTCCAAGCCCGTCGAGCGCAGATGGTCACTGTTGCACGGCATCGTCTGGCTCCTTCTCAAGAAAACTGGCCGGCGCCGGCGGCCCCTCGCGCCACCACAAGGCCGCAGTGGCCGCGATGCCGGCGAGGAAGCACACCACGAACAGGGCCATTTCCCATCGGTCGACGGTCTTCATGAGTCGGCGGTACTCCTCTTCACTCAATGTCGGCCCCGTTGATCGTGTCGAGGATCTCCTCGGCCAGCCGGATCTCGCCGTCATCGGAGTCCGGGTGGTCGATCGCGTCGCGGCACAGGCACTGAATGCGGTGCATGAGGACGATCAGCGATTCGCCGTTCAGGGCGGCTTCAAACTCTTGGATCTCGTCGGGGATCTGGAACGTCAGCGTGGCGCGCATCATTTGCCTTTCTTTTTGGCCTTGGCGGCAATATCGAGGGCGATCGCAACGGCCTGCTTTTGCGGCCGCCCTTCTTTCTTGAGCGTCTTGATGTTCTGACTGACCGTCTTCTGGCTATAGCCCTTCTTCAAAGGCATCGTCTTCCATCTTTCTGTTGAAGTATTGGACGAGTTGCGTCTGAAACGCCCCCAGCGACTCGTCGAGCATCTTGCCGGCAAATACGACGCCGCTGGATCGCGTGTCCTTGCCGATCTCGGCCGTGGCGAACGCAAACGCGCTCCGCATGGCTTTGATCGCCAACTCGATCTGCTCCAGCGTCACGCTCGCATCCACCGATTGCCGTCCTTTGCGAACATGGTTGGCGACAGGCCCGCCGAACGAGCCACGACCATCATGGGCGGCGCGAAGACCGCCACCGCCCCCGGCGTGTCGTGCAGATAGGTCGCGTATAGGGCTTTGGCCGCGAGCGTGGCGACGCCACGGCGGCGGTAGTGTTCGTCGACGTAGGCTTCCAGGGTGTTCCAGATGCAGCCTTCGGTCTCTTCCCAGGCTTCTGTCCGGCACCACCCGACGATCTCGCCCTTGTCCCGGACCACGGCGATCCGGCCGTTGAAGACGTTGGTCTCCATTGCAGCCCGGAACACGCTCCCGCGCTTGGTCAGCGCGTAGATGTTGGACAGGTCGTCGTCGTCGAAGTTGGCGAGCGCGTCAGTTGTGACGTCCATGTGCGATCTCTGCGTACTCGGGATTCAGTTCGATGCCGACGCCTTGTCGGCCCATTTCTTCTGCAACTGCACAAACCGTGCCGGAGCCGGCGAAAATATCGAGGACCGTGTCGCCTGGATTGCTCGACACGCCGACGATGCGGCGCACCAGTTCAGACGGGAGTTGCGTCGGGACGCCCTTGACGCGTTCTTTGAACGTCCCGCACACGCGGCTGATCGTCCAAACGTCGCCCATGATCTTGCCGCCGGCCGCCGCACGTTTGTCGCCGTACTTGGTCTGCCGGTCGGACGGCACCGTGACGGCGTCCTTGTTGAACGTGAAGTTCTTGGGGTCTTTGACGGCGTAGAACATCGGCCGGCTCGTGCGGCCGAACTTGTTGTGGCAATAGACCCCGAAGGTCTCGTGCCAAGTGATCCGGTTGCGGATCGTGAAGCCGGCGGCCCGAATCCCCAGGTCGATCTCGGCGCCGTATTCCTGGCCGCTGATGATCCAGAGGGATCCGGTGGCTGACAAAATCCGGTGGCACTGGGCGATCCACTCGCGGCACCACTCGGCGTAGTCATCGCGGAGGTCGGCCTTTTTGCCAGCCCCGTAGTCGACGCCGATGTTGTAGGGCGGGTCAGTCAGGATCAGGTCGACGCTTTCGTCGGCCAGTCGCCGCATGACCTCAAGGCAGTCGCCGGTGACGATGTTCACGCTGGCCACCCTCCGCGAGTCACGCAGGCGCCGGGATCCCACTCGGGGATCGGGAGCCAGTAGTCAACGGCCTGCAGGTCGCCCATCTCGGCCACGAACCCTTGATCCTGCAGGTACGAGTGCCAGACACCGTCGCGGAGCCAGCCAGCGAAATTGCGGTACGTCCCGTTGGTCAGCACGAACTGGCCGACGATGACCGTCTGCATTTCGTCAGGCAGTTGCTCGGCGACGGGAATCCATGGTGAGTCCCATCTTGTGCTTTTTGTGCATGATCCCTGACAGGCTCCGTCCGAGGAACGTGGCGATGTGTGGCTCTGTCGCCCCAGAGGCGACGAGATCTCGCAGTTGTTGCTCATCGGCGTCCGACCATCGGCGTCCGCCGTTGGCGGCAGCAGCGCGGTACTTGGCTCGCAGTTCGTGGCGTTTTTCATATTGCGGCGTCCCTTTTCTTTGTTTTGCCCGACACTTCTCGCGTCCATGCTCGGTGTTGTAGTACCGCTTCCAGGCGTCTTTGGCCGCCTGCGACTTGTACCAGCGGATCATCGACTCCCTGGCGGGAGACCCTTCGACGGCCCGCATCGCTCGCTGTTTCTCGATCTTATTCATCGAACCACGTTGTGTACGGGAGCAAGGTGACGTAGACGGCCACGCCGATCAGCGACATGACGGTGGCGACGTTCAGCCAGAGGTTAAGCATTCTTGTTGCTCGTCAGGAGTTCTTCCCGGTAGACGCCGACGTCATGCGGCGCCTTGATGCCGATGCGGACGGCGCCGTTCGGCAGGACTTTCACGATGGCGATCTCGATCCCCTTGCTGGGGATGAGGACTTTCTCGCCCGCTTTCCTTGTCACTACAAGCATGGCTGACTCCGTTCAGCGTTATGTGGCAGCGTAGCCTACAGAGGCAAGCCAATCCTTGCAAGCCTCTTTCACCGATCCACTCTTGTGCTTTCCTGCACACCACTTGATGTATGCCATTCCCTGTTCGGTTTCTGACACTTGTGCAAGTGTCATGCCGGAGTAGCGGCCGTCGAAGAAAATAAAGTCCGGAGCCGATGGCTTCAGTGTCCGCGCGGCCAAGACGTCCATCTTGAAGCCGCAGAAACAACACTCGATCAGCCACTGGCCGCGATAGTCGTCGATAATGTCAAAATAGGTAGACCCGCAGTCGCAGGTGTAGTCGCCCTCCGAGCGGCCGATGATCTCCATGGGCCGCGTTTTGTGGGCCGGCGCAGGCGCATTCTCTGGGGCCGGCGGCTTCCTGGCGGTCTTCTTTTTCTTCTGGTCCGGGACTTCTTCCGGCGAAATGTCGAAAAGCAGGCTCATAGTTTCAGGTTCATCCGGTAGTCCACCGGCTCCGAGGACACAATCAGTTCGTGTCTGGCCCTTGTCACGCCGACGTACTCGATGCGGCGCTCTTCGTCGTGCTGCTCGCGATCAGACCGCTGGGCTTCGTCGATCCGCCGCGTCGTGGTGGTCGACATCACAACAACGTCGGCCTCCATGCCCTTCGCAGCATGAATCGTGCCGAGCCTGATCTGTGGCCGTGTCGCCAATTCGGCGCCCCATTTGACGGCCGAGTTCCGCCAGCGGTCCCCGCCAGTTACCAGATCCCCCCAGGTGCCGCCGTTCACCCGGTCGACCATGGCCTGCGTCATGCCGGTGTCTTCCAGGTCGGTCGGAAACACGACGTCCCAGCGGCGCACCGTGAGTTCGTTCTGCCACAGGGTCTTCGTGCCTCGATCCAGGAGTGGCCCGTCCTTGCCGCGGGATGGCAGTTCCTGGATGGCGCAGGCAAAGTCATCGCCTGACACGGCCTCGCCATGCTCCAGATCCCACAGGGCTTTGATGCCCCGCATGGCGGCGGTGTTGTCCTTGGACTTGAGTTTGGCGAACGGCATCTTCCGTTTGCGGAGGGCTTCGGCCCAGTCCTCCAGCGTGAAGTTGCAGCGGGCCAGAATCAGCGTCGGCCGCTTGGGGTCCAGGCTGGGGATGACCGCCGATGGCCCGCCGGCCCGAGAAATCTTGCCGTCATGGTCGGCGGGGGCCACGCCGCGGTCGAAGTAGCCGTCGTGCATCTGCCGCAGGCAGCGTTCGCCGAGGGCCAGAATCGGCGCCGGGCAGCGGTAGGACTTCGGCATGATCCGCGTCTTGTCCGCCTCCCATGACAGAAAGTGCTTGGCGTCGGACCCGCCAAAGGAAAACACGGCCTGGAACGGATCGCCGGCGATGTAGACCCACTTGACGTCAGGCCCAGCCGCCAGCCGCTTGCAGACGCGATCCACCAGGGCCGAGGCGTCCTGGGCCTCATCGAAGATCCATGCCCGCACCCCATGCGGCAGGTCGCCCTCTGGGTCGACCTCATACAGCCCGTCCGCCTCAAAGTGGATGCCGGCGTAGCGGGCCAGCAGGTCGCTGAAGTCGCAGCGGCCCTCCAGGCGCTTGGCCTGCTCGTACCGCTGGATGAACTGCCGGCACTGGGCGAACGGCGGGACGTCCTGGCCAGCCCGCACCATGCGCTCAATGGTCTTCTTGAGCGGCTCGATCCGGGCGCGGCTGACCTCCCAGCAATTCAGGGCCGACGCTGCAGCCCTGTCCCCAGCATACACGGCGTAGCCGCTGTCATCGTCGATGATCGTCCGAATGTCCACCTTGAGGGCGTCGGCCAGCCATGTCTGGCTCGCCCTGGTGTCGTCGATCAGTTGCCCCTTGGCCACGGCCAACTGCCGGTGGGCGACGCCGTGGCAGGTCTTGAACCACCCGTCCCTGGCCAGCACCTCCGGAGGGATACCCCATGAGGCACTGGCCCGGGCGACGGCCTCGGCGCGGGCGGCCCGAGTGAAACTGGCGAACCCGATCGCAAATGGGCTACCGCCGAGGGCGTTCTTGGCACCCTCCATGACCTGCAAAAGTTCCGTAGTCTTCCCAGACCCCGCAGATCCAATCAGTTTGGCCGTCTTTTCTGCCATGTTCCACTTTCCGGTTTTGAGAATTGGGATTTGTGGTATGTCGTAACTCGTTGCTGTGCAACGAGTTACGACGACAAAAACCACTTAACCGCTTTTCCGCGCACTTTCGGCGCTGCTCACCCGCGTTTCGCTTGTAGTAATTAGGGAATCGCCCGCCGCGATCTTCTCCAGCGCCCGGATGTGCTTCCCGGTGAACCGGATGTACCGCCGCGTCGAGCCGCCGTCGCCGGCGTAGCGGCCCACCGGAAACGCTGCCTCGCCGGTTGCGGCCAGGAGCATCTTCTTGATCTTGAGTTTGTCGCCCTCCTCCAGACGCCTCTGGCGCCTGTCTACGTCCTCCCAGACGCGAGACCACCCAAACCACAGTTCCCAGATGCCGTCCTTGCTGCGGACCCAGGCGGGCCTCCCAGACGCATCCGGCTCGCCGTCCTCCTCTTCTTCCTCCCCCGGCTCCGGAGTCATGCAGAGGGCGTCGAGCATCCAGCCGGCGACGGCCGAATACCGGAGGTTCTCGGCCGTGGCGTCCTCCTGGACGGCCTCGTCCATGAGTTTGGCCTTCAACCCGCGAACCGCCGGCTGGCCGGCCCGCGGCCCCTTGGTCTTGGCGGCCGAGCCGCACCAGATCACGCCCCACTCCTCGGGGACGGCATCCAGGATGACCGTGTGGGTGGCCTCCAGGACGGCGCAGGCGACCTTGGCCGATGACCTGTAGGTCTCGGCGTCCATGGTGACGTCGACCATCTTGGTCTCGCCCTTGCAGAACACCGGGATCGAAAGCACGAACGACACCGGATCCGAGTGAACCACCTTGAGCCGCCACCGGCCGGGGAACCACTCGCCGTCACGGTACTCCAGCCCGTTGAGCGTGAACGGGCAGTCGACCGGCTCCTCGGCCTCGACGGGGTCATCCATGCCGCCGGACTCGATTCGTTCCTCCAGCCGCTTTTTCAGGAACTCCGGCCCGCCGCCCTCGGCCCGCACTTTGATGGCCCAGCGGATCTGGCCGCGCCAGATGTTCTCGACCTCGATGTCCGGCAGCGGCGGCACGCACTGCATCAAGTTGATGGCCTTGGACTCGATCAACGTCTCCTGCTGCTCGCGCGGATCGTGGGGGTCCAGCATCCGCACACACTTCGACGCTATGTACCGCACCATCGTCAGGTGCCGGGAGCCAGAGTCCGCCTTCTTGTGGAGGATCTCGCTGGCCGGCGGCTTGGCGGCCTCGTCCCGCCCGGTGGCCTTGACGATGGCCTGCATGAGTTCCGGCGGGATCTCGGCGACGGCGACTTCGTCGGGCGAGAACCCGTACTTCCACCGATACCGGACGCCAGACGCATGGACGGACGGCGGAAACACCGACTGCGCCCCTTTGCCGCCGCCGCCGATCCGGACCTCCAGGCCGCCGATCTTGATGACGGCCTGCTCCGGGAGCCGGTCGTCGAACTTGAAGATCCGGTGTTCGCTGCGGTGCGAGATGTAGGTCGGCGTCTCGACCAAGTGCAGGCCGAACTTTTCGGCCGTCTGCTTGCCGGTCTCGTCGTCCCATTCGATGTCGACGATGCCGGACTCCCGGCCCAGCGCGACGCCGATATTGGTGTTGGTCGCGCCGTCGAACCAGTCGGCGAGGGTTTCCTCGTCCGCCGTGGCCACGGTCTGCCAACGCGAGTCCACCGGATGCTTGCCGGGGGTGCCGCAGGCGGTCCCGTATAAGCAGGTGCAGGTTTTTCCGTCCGCCCGCAACCCGTTGATCCGCAGACAGCGCCAGCCCATCGCGGCGTAGGACGCCGCAGCCTTAAAGAAATCTTCCATATCTGCCTCCGTGCGAGAAAGAAGCGCCGCCGGGGGCTTTCGCTCCCCGGCGGCGCCGATGGCCGTCTGCTGCAGTGGCGGGAGAAGAGCGCCCTGCAGGTCAGACAACTTCCAGCGTTACGACGCCACCTCTGGCTGGGCGACCGGCCCACGAAGCCGTGGGTTTGGGCCGCCGGTCCAGCCGCTTTGACTACTCCTCGCCGAGATCGTCGGCCTCGACGGCCGCCGCGATCGGCGGGGCGGTGAACATCGCGCGGACGGGATCCGCGTAGACACGCTTGGCGACCTCGCCCTGCTCGGGCGTGATCGTGCCGACGAGCCGCGGCACGATCTGGGAGTACGGCTGGCCGCCGCGCCCCTTGGCCTTCGACAACTTGAGACCGATCACGGCCTCGTGCGGGAACACCGGGAGCCGCTTGAGGAACGGGATGATGTTCCGCAGGCTTCCGGGGCCGACCGTCACGAGAATCGGCCACGTTTCGCCCTGACGCAGAATCGCCAGGACGCGGGCCTCCTTGCACCGCTTGCCGGTGCCGCCGCGTCCGCTGCCGTAGCCGAACTCCGGCCCGTTGGACAGCGAGACCCAGTCGTACTTCCGGTCGCCGATCCGATACTTCTCCAGCGACTCCGGCCGGATCGAAGTCCCGATGTCATCCGACACGCGGTAGCCGATCTGCAGATCGTTGGTCACGATCACAGGTCGCGCATCGCTCGGATCTTCTTCGGGCCACAACACTCCTTTCTTGCCGACGCCCACCAGCAGGCCGACGATCTCGTCGGTCATGGTGAGGTTGCCGTCGACGTCGATCGTCCACTGGGTCGCGCCGCCGAGAGGCGTCTTGACCCGCACGAGATCCGTCTCGTGCATCTGCTCGCCTTCCAGGTTCGCAGCGATGATCGCCATCTGCCGCGAGTCCGGCGCCAGCGCCGGGTAATCGACCGTCTTTACCGCCAACTCTGCAGTAGCCATTTATGGCCTCCTGTAGCCTTAGAACACCGAACCAGCGTCAGCCAACCGTGACATGACGCAACTTCATCTCCGTGTATTCACCGACGAGGCCGTCGAACGGCGTCCCGGCGGCAAACGAGGAGCCGGCCTCCTTGCCGGCCTCCTTTGCCCGCTCGACGAGCCACGACTTGAGAGTCGTGGTCGCCACCGTCGTGATCGCATCCTCGATCCCAACGGCTCGCGCTGCCTCCAGCACCGCGTCGCGCCGATCCCTCGGCACCGACAAGTGAAGGGACTCCTCCACCCGCCAACTCCTCCCTGCAACCCGAACTCCGTCGAGTCGTTGCACCGTCATGTCCTCCACGGCGATTTGCTCCAAACTCGCGCGACGCTTCTTCATTTCGTCGAGTTGTGCAGATACCGTGCCAATCTGCCGGTCGAGTTGCGTGATTTCTTCAAGCAGCCCCGACAGCCCGTTTTGTGCCACTGTAGCCTCTGATGATTGCATCTATGACCTCCTGTCTGCTCTCCAACGCCTTGTAAACCGATCCATCGACCGTCTGGTTGCCGTCAACGGTGGCCACCAGACTGTAGAAGTGCGTTTTCTTGGTTTGTCCCGGCCGATGCAGCCGCGCGATCGCCTGCAGGTAGTCGCTCAAACTGTGGCCCAGGCTGTAAAAGACCCCGTAGGCCGCGCGGGTCAGGTCGATGCCGACGCCGCCGCTGGCTTGATTGGCGATCAGCACGGTGGTCTTTCCGGCCTGCCAGTCGGCCAACTCGTTGTGCTGCCCGTTGAGGACGCTCACCGTTCGGCCGGCGGCGACACACGCGGCCGCGGCGGCTTCGCCGTCCGCCTTGTAGCGATGAAACACGACGAGCGGCTCGGATGGGTCCAAACAGTCCAGGATATCAGCCAGCGCCGCCGCCTTGCTGGGAGTGGCGTCGATTTTTGTGGCCTGCCGGGAGCCATCGACATGAATACTGCCGCCGCAGACTTCCAGCAGCCGGATCAGATGCACCAGGACATTGGCCGGCGTGACCTCGCGGCCTTCGACCGTGGCGCAGAAGTCCTTCTCCAGAGTGCGGTACAGGTCCGCTTCCTTGGGCGAGAGTTCGACGTCCACTTGCTCGTGCATGATGTCGGGCAGATCCAAAACGTCTTCCGAACGACGGTGAAATGTTGTCTGTGCAATCTTCGTGCCGAACTCTTCTGTGTTTCTGTAGCCCACCACCCAGCCTGGGTAACCTGGGCGGGTGACAGCGTACCGCGACCGAAACGCGGTGAACGACTGGCCAAACGTCTGGCACTCGGGCGACTCGACGGCCCGGTAGACGCCAAAGGCATCGAGTGGCGAGTGGGCCAAAAGCGTCCCGGACAAGCCGATCCGCTTGGCCGTGGGGTTCTTCTTGCCCATCCGCGCCGCCCACCGGCTCGTCGTGCCGCTTGCCGACTTAAGTTTGTGGCACTCGTCGTAGCAGATGGCGTCCCACTTGGTCTTTTCCAGAAGCGGGATCCTCCAGGCCGATTCGTAGTTGGTGACCACGATCAGCGGCCTGGAGTCGGCCATGGCCGCGGCCACGAGTTGCTCTTTCTGCTTGGAAGACCCCTTGGTGAGCAGCAGGATCCGGTAGTCCTGCAGCCACAGCCCCGCCTGCTTGCCCCAGGCCGGCACGACGGCCTTCGGGCAGCAGATCAAGACTTTGGACAGCCCCTCGCCCTTGAGGATCTCCAGGAGGCAGCGGGACTTCCCGGTCCCCATCCCCATATGCAGCAGAACGCACAGCCTGCCGGCGGCCCACGCAATTGCGTCCCGCTGATGTTGCCAGAGCATCGCTCCCTCCTTGGTGCGTGGAGGATAGCGGTCGATGGCTACCTGTCAACAAAACTCTTCCTGGGCCTGCCCATCTTCTGTCCGGATTGCTCCAGGCGGGACGACTCGGCGGCGCGGGCCTCGCACGACTGCCGCGACAGCACCCAGAGCCGAGACTGGCTGGCCCTGCCGGAGTGCAGAATCCGGCCGACGATTTTTCCTTCTTTGGCCAGCCGCGGCACCAGGGTCCAGAAGACACCTAGGATTTTTGCCGCCTCGTAGGCGCCGATGGCGTCGCCGAACTTGATTTTGGGCCGTCCCTTGGCGGCCAGCAGTTTGATTGCCGCCGGCCGCTCGTGGACAGCCGTCCGCGGCCTCCGGCCGCCCTGGCGGTTGGCGACGTAGTCACGGTAGTTCTGCTCGCACTCGTCCCTAGAATAAACGGCAAACTCCCGCCCCTCCTGGCCGCACACCACGCGGACAGAAATAGCCCCCGCGTCCGCCATGCGGCGGACCCGTGACCAGTGGACGCCCATAATGGCCGCCGCCTCCCACGCACCGATAGCCTCGTCTTTCATGGTGGTATTGTGGGCAGAATATACCGTCCTTGACAATTGGAGTGGAGGCGGCAACACTCTAAAGACGACCACGGAGGGCCGCTAAATGAGGCGATGGATCGTCATAGTCGATTGGGTCGACGGCAATGTTGAGGATTCTGACGAGATTGTCGTTCGCGCAAGAACTGCCGCCGGGGCAACTTCTAAGGCGCGTGCTGCATGGGCTTCTCGGGCCGAGTGGCCGTTGAGCCAGATTCAAAAAGTTTTCGTTTTGACGCCGAAACGACTTCGGCGCCTTGCGTGACCACAAGTAGGTGGCATCGTACTTCTTCAGAAGGGCCACCAATGACGCTGACACAATTTCTCGACGAGATCTACATCCCACTCAAGGGCATCTGCAAGCACACTGAAATCCTCTACAAAATCACAATCTCCGAGTTCGGCAAATCCCTCGGCCACGAGCCGACGCTGGCCGACCTGGAGGAACTCAAGGTGGCACGGTTCCTGGCCAAGCGCGTCCGCGAGCGACGGCCGGCGACGGCCGCCAAGGACCGGAGCCAGATCCGCGCCATGTGGGAACTGGCGGCGCGGCGGCGGATGGTCGATATGTGGCCGACGATCGGCCTCGTCAAAGTGCCGGAGCGGGTGCCGGAGGCGTGGACGTCCGACGAGATGCGGCTGATCATGCAGTCAGCCAGCAAAGAGACGTCACTCTACGACGGCATCCCGGCGGCCCTCTGGTGGCGCGCGTTCTTGCTCGTGTGCTACGACACTGGCGAGAGAGTGGGGGCCGTCAAAGCCCTGCGGTGGCGGGACGTTCGCGGGGGGACGGTCCTGTATTCAGCCGAGAACCGCAAAGGCGGGCGGCGAGACATTCTGCGGGCCGTCAGCCCAGAGACCAAGGAGGCGCTTGATCAGATTCGCTGCGGGCGTGGCGCCGAGGACGCCGTGTTCCCCTTCCCCCGCATGAAGTCCTACCTCTGGACGCGGCTGGGCATCATCATCCGTCGTGCCGGCCTGCCGGCCGACAGAACGTGCAAGTTCCACAAGATCCGGAAGACAACGGCGTCCTACGCAGAGGCCGCCGGACTCTCGGCGCAGGCGATCCTGGATCACTCCGACCCCAAGACCACCCGCAAGTACCTCGATCCTAGGATCGTCGTCCAGGCCAATGCCTCGGACGTCCTGCCGAAAGTCAGTTAGGCGTCACGACCTTTGCCGACCGAATCGTGGCCGCTCACACTACGGCTCCACCGGCAGCAACGCCACCGCCTCGCTCCAAGGGATCACCTCCACCGCAGGCAGGAGGACGCTCTGGTCGGCCGCTTCCCACATCCCCTGTAGCAGCCCTCCCGGCCCCACTTCGGTCAGCACATCGGCACAGAGCATGAGCCTGCCGTCCGTCAAGACGCGAGGCATCGGCACGCAGTTGGTGGTGCCGTGTTCGGCGTGGAGTTCCGCGAGCCTCGCGGCGAGTTGCGGCGTGAAGACCAGCGCCAATTCTTTGGCGTCGGCGTCACTGATCGGCAGCGTCAGGTCGGCGAGCGTCATACGTTTCGGCCCAGGGAGGTCTGCAATGCCTGCATTGCCGAATTGTAGGCCGACACCTGCGCCGCACTCATGCCCAGTCCAAACGAATATCCGAGCAGTCGGTAGGTCCAGCCTTGAAAACTAGGCCCGGTGCCTATATCGCGCATGAACACTAGGAACGGCCTGTTGCTGCCGGCAATCGTTACGGCCGACGATGTGCTGGCAACGGAGGCCGCGTTTTGGTAAAGGACAAACGATGCGGAACTATTCCGCGACGCCACTAAAAAATTAGTGGCTGACGAGACTGTCGCATTGTTAATAAAACTGCCGCCGGAGGCGCCCGGCCCGCTGAACGCGTGAACCTTGTGATCGCCTCCGACTTGGGCGCGGCCCTGGATGTAATAGTAGTCGTCGGCGTCTCTTGCTCCGATGATTTCTATGTTGGTGTTCCAAGTCCCAGCGCCCTTGAATACACCGATGTGGTTGGTCGATGGCACGCCCATAGCGTCATACGTCAGCCCAGTATCCAGATACTTTGATGTGCCGTTGCCAGTCAGCCCTCCGCTCGCCCCCGTCTCAACGTAGTCCCCGCTGACGAACGGGCCTGTGTTTGTATCCGTCGTTCCGCCGTACTGCGTTCCGCCCAACGACGGCCCGCGATACAGCGGCACAAGGCACGCGGCCAAGCCGGTGCCGCAGAACAGATTCAGCCGATAGAAACGATCCCTCAAGCCTGCCGCGTCGATGTCGTTGCAGAACGCATTCACCGCCGTCGCCGTAGTGGACGAGACGGTGCCGTTGTTGGAGTAGACGCGGTTTATCCAATCCTGCGCGTCAGCGTTGCTGACTTGCGGGGCGAGGGTGATGGCCCACTTGGATGCGAGGTAGCGTTCGATGCGCTGGCGTTCGGAGGCAGAGAGCGCCCTTGCGTATGAAATGTATTCACACAACTTCCCTTTAAAGAAGTTGTTTGCCCTGATGTTTGATCCGACATACAGAGTCGGACTGCCGGAAGGAAGCGATGACGGGAACGTTCCCACTGTCGATACGATGGGCAGTTGCGCCCCGTCAAGGATTACGTTCAGCCCGCTCGCAAAAGAACCCGCTGCTCCGTCATACCGGGCGCAAAACACTCGCGGCGCTGTGCCTTTCCCAAGCACTGACAACGGGTTTGCGTGCTGGGAAGCCGCGCCAATTCCAGCGTGCGTACCAAGGAGACTAGAGGCGCTGGTGAATGACGAGTATGGGCCTCCGCTAAAAACGGAGGTAACGTGATAACCTGGCGCGTCTGTGTCGAGATAGTAAACGGCAAATCGCGTCAGCCCCGTCAGCCCATTTTCTGCCGTGTAGTTATCCCGCGACAGCGTATCGTTCACGCCGTCGAAAGACAGCGGCTTCCGGCTGTTGTGCGATGCGCTGTGGATTACCGGGCGCGTAGTTGCATCAACGGTGGTGGCGTGCCTGTTGTTCCCAGACTTGTCGCGCCAATACCCCACTGGAGGAGTCGGATCAGGGACGTTCGCGATGCCCCATTTCTGGGCGAGGTACTTTTCGACGCGGGCGCGGTCGGTGGGGGAGAGGGCGGTATTGAAGACGATGACTTCGGCAATCGCCTCCAGAGAGTTGAACGTCGCGGCGCCAATCAGCAACGGCTCCGCAGCATTGCTTGAGGAGGCTGCGGTTGCTCCCGTTGTAGTGCCGCCAGCCACGCCCGACAGAAACAATGCCGCTCTGCTTGCTGCCGTTGCCTGCCCGCAGTCAAGGCGGATGGAGAACAGTTGGAATTGGTTTGCAGCGTCGTACAGGTTGTTTCGCTCTACGGTTGCCACTGACTGACCAGACACGCCAGCCGTCACTGTCACGCTTGCGTAGTTGTTGCGTGGATACAGACTCCTGTCGTCCAGCAGGACGGAAACGCCGACTTGGGTGGTTGCGTTGAGGTTTGTTCTCAACAGAGACGCGAAGTTGTTCGGGTCTGGCGTAGCGAATGGCTTGACGACCGCAAACACAGTCCCGCCTTGAGAGTTGTGCAGGAAGTTCCAGTCGCTTACCGTTCCCGCGCTCATTGCCCTTGATCCGCCGCATGACAGAACAGTGCGGCCGTTGTGGCCTTCGTCAAGGCGAAGCGGCGCGACCGATGCGGTGCTCTGTATCAGATGTTTTCCGTTGCCGCTCAAGTCCTCCAGCCGCCGGACGGTGCCTCCGTTGGCGACAGGATTGCCGCCACTTGCGGCATCAAACATCTTGTCTGTGCGAGAGCCATCCCACCAGCCCGCGCACCCGCTGATCTCCGTAGGTGCCTCGACCGCCGTCAACTCGTCCGGTACGGCCCTATGGACTCCGCTGATCCCCCACTTCGCGGCGAGGTAGGCTTCGACGCGGGCAGTGCTGGCGGCAGATAGCGCAGAGTCGAACCAGATGATTTCGCCCAACTCTCCAATGAAATTGAACGTACTGGCATATCGACCAATCGACCACGCATTGGCCGTTTGCGGCCACCCTGAGTGGTTGACGGAAGTCGCCGTCAGAAGGTACGGCGTGTTGCGGCCACCAATGGCAGTAAACAGGGCGCCTCGCGTGGCAGTGGCGCCAGAGCCGCTGGCGCGGTATGTGGGCGTGCCAGAGTTGGCGTACGGCGCGTCAGCGCTTCCAGACGAAAACGTATCGACTAGAAAATTAGAGCCAGAGTGGACGGTCACCCAACTGTCGGCGCCTGTGTATTTCGCAACGAAAAACCATGTGCTTGCGGTGTAGGCGGCGCCAGTAAAGTCCCAGCCGCTCGTCGCTGTGCTTGACAGCGAGACGCATCTCCTGCCGCCGATGCCAGACGAAACAACCGTCCCCTTGAGAGACGCGGTGGCTTGCGTCAGGTGCGAACTGCCGACCTTGGAGTTGACGCGCCCCACCGGATCGCCATTCGCAGTCGCGGCAACTGTCGCGGATGTGTCCTGAAACAGAGTCGATGCGTCCGAAAAGTCCCACCACCCAACGCACCCACTGATCTCCGTAGGTTCCGACACCGCCGTCACCGGCCCAGCGTCGGTGGTGTAGAGCGACTGCGTGTCAGCCGCGTCCAGCCAGAGGGCGAGGCCGGAGATGGAGCGCGGCGTGAAGGTGCCGGAGGGACGAAGGGTGCGGGGGTTCATGCCCATCGGTCAGTTCCTCGTCTGTTCTTCGACCACCGACCGCACGACTTGATGCAGTTCGCGCTGCCCGTGTGCCAACTCTTGCAGCGTCACGGCCTGCTGGCGCTGCACCTGTCCGATTTCTTTGAGCGTCTCCGATGTCGTGTCCAGGAACTCGACATGGGACCGCACCATCGGCTCGACGACCGTCCCGTGCAGGGCGATCGCGGCCTCGCGGCCAAAGAACATCACGACCGCGAGAATGACACACGGCACGCCGAACCTGTCGGCGATGCGGATGAAGGCGTCCAGCACACCCTGCTTGATCTCCTCCGTCGTCACGGTCGCCCCCCTCGTCAGGTCTTGAGGAGGACGACGCACGACACCGCCGTGCCGGCGGCTTGGCCGGCGACGAGTTTCAGCGCTCCGACGCCGTAGGCGGCGTCAGGGAGGGCGTAAACGCGGGCCTCGGTGGCCGATTGGGCCAAGGTGATGTCGGCCGCACTGCCGCTGGCGTCATACAGCCGGCCGAACGTGCCGTCTGTCGTGCCGCTGCACCAGAGTTGAATCGAGGTGGCCGCGGTTGCGCCGGTGCCGAGAAGCACCGCGCCGCCGGCAATGTCGTCCCAGCGAATCGTGGTGGCCGCAGCGGTCGCCGTGGACAGCGTGACGGGCAGGGACTTGAACTTCCGCCTGATTTTCGGTTCCACTCTGCACCTCCTTGTGCGTTGCGGGCCTCTACGGGCCTCACGGGGCGTGCTACAGGGGCTATACCACCATTGTAGCGGCCTGTAGCCGGCTCATTGCGGCATCGACGGCGACCTGGAGCGCCAGAATGCCGCCCCCGTTGACGATCTCGTCGTCGACGTATTCGTCGGGGATGCCGCGCTCGCTCTCATGGCTCGCCGTCTCGCCGTCCAGGACGCCAAAGCCGGGACGCACCACCCGCCACACGACGCCGCCGCGGGCCTTGATGGCCGCCGCCTCGTTGGGGAACCGGACGTCGGTGAGACAGAAGTTGAACTCTGGGCTGGCTTCGATCTTCTGCATCGTCGCCATGACCCAGATTTCGGGATGGATCATGTTTCGGCCCCAGTCGGTGCCGAGGGTCTGAAGGAGTCTCCGGGGTGAGCAACTGATCCACCCGAGTGCGTTCTCTTTGCGGCTCCTGTCCTGCAACTGCTCGACCGTCAACCCGGTGACCGCCGATACGGCGGCATAGAGCGGGTCGGCGAACGCCAGCGGCACGAACCGATGCTCCAGGCACAACCGCGCCGCAACCGTGTTCTTCCCCGCCCCGGCGGCCCCGCAGAGTCCAATGATCACAGCGTCATCTCCTCGCCGTCGAACTTGATCGTCACCCCCAGCGGCTCCGCGAGCCACCGCATACTGACGTTCGCCTCGCGGAGCATGGCCTCGGCCTTGACGATGCTCGACGTCCACCGCTCCGGCGTCGCGGCCCGCGGCTTGACATGGCCGACGACCTCGGTGATCCCGGCCACGATGATCGCCCTGGCACAGTCCATGCAGGCGAACCAGGGGCAGTAAAGCGTCGCCCCCAGCGTCGGCGTGCCGACGCGGGCGGCCTGATAGATCGCCATCCGCTCCGCGTGTTCGATGTATTCGTATTTCGCCGGCCGCGCGAGCCGATCCGGCGCCGCCCACACGCCCGCCGGCACCTTGTTGACGCCGACGCAGACGTAGGCCGCGGCCCGCGGCACCAGGATCGCGCCGTTCTGGGTGTGCATATCGTGGCTCCCAGCAGCGGCCTCCTGGGCGGCGATGCGGAGCCAGTCGAGCGGGGTGTTGTGTAACTGGGTAGCCATCAGTCCCTAACCTCAAGCCATTTCCGCAGCCGCTCGTTCTCGCCGCGAAGACTTTCGATCTCTTCTGCGGCCGACTCAATCCAGGACTCAAGAACGAACTCGTAGCATCCGATGTCCTCGGTACGGTGCTTCAGCAAGTCACGCAGCACTTGCAGAATGTCCTTTTTGTTCATTCCGCCCCCGCAACGTGCATCGACACTAGGCCGCCTTCGGGGCGGTACAGAAACGTCTCCATCGCGCGCCGTGACCCGATGAACCCGTTCTCGGCGTGCCAGTCATCCGGCGGGCAGAGGGCCGGGGCCGTCCTGACGATCACGCCGTCGATTGTTTCGATGGGGCGTTGCCACTCGGCGGCCTGCGAGTGGTAGTGGCCGGTGTGCCACTCCCGGCAGACAGACTGGCTCCAGTGCCGCGGCTGCTCCAGCGCCATGATCTGGCCCAGTTTCCGCTTGGCCTTGTGGCCGTGGCAGAAGCCAATCAAGTTTTTGCCGTGTGTCGCGTACTGCCGGCCCGTCCACGCCTCGGACACCGTGACGCGGCCGTCGTTCCTGAACCGTTCCGCCAGCACACGCTGAAAGGCCCAACTCAAGGTTTCGTCGTGGTTTCCGTTGACGACCAAGACGTCTGTCGGCGCCGTCGAGGCCGACCGCTCGACGATTTCCAGCAGGCAGTCCCAGCCGATCTGGAGCATCTTCTGAAGCCGGCCGTCCCGCTCCAGTTGCGTGCCGGAGGTGGTCTGCCCCCGCGGGTTGTCGTAGTGCAGTAGATCCCCCAGGAACGCGATCGTTCGGCGGGCCGGCTTCATGGCGTCGCCAACGGCCAGCAACTCGCCAGACGCCTGCCGCACTACTTTCTCGGCGATGTAGAGGTCGTAATTGCTCCCGCCCGTCGTTCCCTGGTAGGCGTAGTTGCCGAAGTGGACGTCGGACACGACCACGACTTGCCAGAGGCCGCTGCGCTTCGCCGGCTTCGGCACGGCCTTGCGGCGCAGGTCTTTCGTCGCCGCCTTGATCATCGCCTCGACGCACTCGCGGACCCCAGGCCCAGCCTTGGGCTTGAGGCGAACGAAGACGCGGTGGAGTTCGACGGTCCCGCCACTCCCGTCGCCGCACTCCCACTTGGTCGCTTCAGACGAGGCGACTTCGTATGCCTGCATATCGGCGCCGATATGCCGCAACAAATCTTCGACGGTCTTGATCCGCCGCGAGGTGCTTTTCGCCTCCAGCGTGTCGCCGTCCTGCCGCTGCGTGACCTGCTCGGAATCCGCAGCCGGCGTTTCCGCAGGCAGCGTCGAGAGGATCGCCGCCTTCAACCCCTTTGTAGCCATGCTTCGACTCCTGGGAATCCGATCCTGCAGATGCCGCGCTCGTTGAGTTGCTTGGCGATTGCCTTGGCCAGCGTCCGGCGCGGGGTCTTGATGGCGCCGGCCCGAAACTGCCGCTTGATCTCGTCCAGTTCCGCCCTGGCCTCCGGGGCGACGTTGTCGATCCAGTAGCCGATGCCGTGGTAGGTGTCTGGGAGCGTGGCGACGACGGCGTCAAGCAGACTCGTCGCGGAGGCTCCAGAGGACGCGGGAGATGTCGCGGGCGGCCTCGGTAACGTGTTCTTCGCTGGCCGTGGGGAACGAGACATGGATGCACTCATGCAGGATCGTCTCCAGGCGGGCACGGCCCGTGAGCCGCTCGTCGATCAGGATCTTCCGCGGCATCTTCGGATTCTTGGCGTCAGGCAGATACGCCCAGCCGGCCGCCCTGCCACGCAACCGCGTGAAGCGGAGGAGCCATTTGACGCCGTGGATGGTGAAGTGGTGGTCACCGGGCATATAGATATGTTGCCATGTTGCCTATTGGTTGTCCACGCCGATTCCGATGATCTTACCCAGTTTATTGAGCGCGGCCTGGCGCTCTGGGCATCGGCACGGCTTGCCTGTAACCGCCGAAACTCGCTCCTTCGTGACTCCGACGGCCTCCAGGCCGGCGGCGACATAGTCGCCGAGGCCGTGCCTCGCCATGCAGACAGCCGACGGCGCCTTCTCGGACGGGAGCCGCACGACCCTGCCGCAGCGGGAGCATTGCCAGCCGTCTGGTTCTTTGAGAAACAGGCAGCGCACTACGCTGGCGCCAGCGTGCATGTGATGTCCCCAGAGCCGAAGTCGGCGATGGTCAGGGTATTCAAGTAGTAGCCACTGAAACAGTATGCAGCGTCGCCGGCATTGTCGATGTCGCCGTAGAATCTTGTTGTCGAGCGGTACGCCATCTTGTACGAACGACTTAGCAAGTCGTTTGGGCAGTGGGCCATGACGATTCTCTCGGACTCGTTGACGGCGTATTCCGCCAGTTCTTCGCACAGTTCTTCGCCTCCGCGATGGATCAGCGATTGCACGCTCACCGTCGCCTTCCACCCGTAACCGCTGGAGGCGTATCCGCTGCCGCCGGAGGTAAGTGAAATCGCCGTCACCTGTCCGAAGGTTGGCGACTCAAGGTCCGTATCCACCGTAGCGGTCGCCGTCGCGCCCTGCCCCGTATTGCTGCCAAACGAGACAACTGGAGTGTCAGCGTCAATCTCGCCAGTATGGAAGTTTTCGTGATATGAGCCTCCGTCGATAACGTCGACGCGCTGGATGGCGCCCGTCGTGGCGTAATACTTTCCGGCGTACTCGATTGTTGCAGCCTCGATGTTGCCGGTCGTGTCATAGTATGACCCGCCGCTGTAGAGCGTGACGTCAGTCAGAACGCCGCCGGAGAATGTGGCATATCCATACGCCGGCAGGACTTCGACGCCAGATGTGCAAGTAAACTGAACGGCGTCGTTGTCATCGTATCCGCTACCACCGTCCGTTACTGCCACAGACGAGACGTACCAGTCGTTTCCGCTTTGTGTCAGGCTTACGGAGAGAACCGCGCCATCGCCCGTGCCGCTTGTGATGTTGCAGGCAACGACCGGCTCTGCCCGCTCCACGGTAAAAGCCCCAGACGCTTGCTCCACTTCAATGCCGTCATCGACCGCAAATGCCAAAAATCCGTCTGCCGTGTAGTCGCCGCCAGTCGTGTCGATGGAAACGGAGGCTATTTCCCAGACCTCATCCCCGGACTGATCAAGCACGCTCGTTAGCGTGGCCGTTAGCGTGGCCGACCCGCCGGGGGCCGACACAGAAATCGTTGGCTCGACGCGATCCAGAACAACCACGGCAAAAAGCGGCGAGTTCTCCTCGATTCCGTCAAGGTTCAGGGCAACGCTGTCACTCGGCAGATAGCCACTGCCCGGCGAGGTTACGCTAATGCTGTCGATCGTCCATGTCTCTTCACCCGCTGCCGTCGACAGCGGGGAGAGGCTAACGGACAGCGTGCTGCCGCTGCCTGTCCCGCTTGCGACGGATGCGGAAATGGTCGGTTCGATGCGGTTGATGATCTCTGCTGCATAGCCGTCGCCACCGCTGGTGAGCGTGACTTCCGCCACGGCGCCGCTGGAGATTTTTGTGACGTCGGCTGTTGCCGCCTGAAGAAAAGCCCCCTTCGTCGGCGAAGAAATAGAGACGTTTGCGTACAGGGCAACCGGCGAGAGCGTTACCTCTACGCTTCCGCCAACGTGTCCTTCGCAGTCGACCCCAAAGCCAGTGGCAACATTGCCGCCTGCTTGCGGAAGATTCGGAAAAACTCCTCGGTAAATAGCGTCGCATCCCGGCTGTCGGTCTAAGACGATAACTGCGTTGTCGACGGGCTGCTTCAAGGAGTAGCCAGCGGCCCCTGCGGCGACGCCTCCAGTTTGAACTCGCACGCCGTCTTCCGGCTGGCATTTCCCGTCGAAGGCGTTGCCGAACCCCCAACCGTTCATTCCCGGCGATCCGCCGTTTATGCTGCGCCACTCCAGGATCGGCTCAATGCCAGCCACAGTGAGCGTAATCTGTTCTGGCAGTCGGCAGAGGTCGCGCTCTGTCTCGTCCTGGCAGGCCGCAGTAGTCAACGATGCCGTGCCAGTTTCGTGACACCCGGCTGGAGTCCTTTCTAGCGATGCGGTCGCCTTGGCGCCGGAACCGCCACCGCCCGAGAAGGCTATGGTCGGCACTTCGCGATACCCGATTCCGCTACTGGTGACAGTCACAGAGTCGACTACCTGACGCACAGTCGCCACCGCCGTTGCGCCACTGCCGCCGCCACCGCTAATGGTGACAGTCGGCGCAGACGTATAGCCGCTCCCGCCGGAATTGAGATACACACTAACCACCTGGCCGAAACTCACCGCCGCCGACGCGGTGGCGCCGGAGCCGCCGCCGCCGCTAATCGTCACCGTGGGCTGCGTCCAGTAGTTGGTGCCGCCGTTTTTGAGCGTCAGCGAGTCGACGTATCCGAGGACCGAAGCCGTCGCCGAGGCGCCTTCGCCGCTCCCCGTGATGGCGACCGCCGGAGCCGATGTATAGCCGCTGCCGCCGTCAGTTACGGAAATCGACGATACGCCTGGAAAGAATGAGCCGGGGGCGATTTCCAAGGACTCGAAACTCCCGCCGTCGGCAGACTGCACGGCATGAAAGACAACGCCTTCCCCAATGGCGCCAACGAGGGAATGCTCATCTGCGCCGGCCGTGAACGTGATCTTCAGGTCGCTGCGGATGCCGTCTGCGACGCACGCTTGGCATCCCTTCCACGAATACTCGCAGGCTGGAGATGGATAGAAAGCGCCGCCATAGACGAGGTCGACTGACTCGACGCCACCTGTCATGTAGTATTCGCCGGAGTTGTCGACAGTGACGGACTCCACGACGCCGTCGATGACGTTAAGGAAGATGTCGGCGGCCACCTCCTCTACGATCCTGCCTGACACGGCGACTGATAGCCTTGCGCCATCTGTGTACCCGGATCCGCCACCACCACCGACGCCGACCGCCGATACGCCCCACGTTTCTGCGCCGGACGTCGTTCCGACTGGTGACAGCGCTACGGAAAACGTCGCGCCAGAGCCTCCCACTGGCGGCGCAAGCGAAAGCGACGGCTGGAGGCGATCCAGGATGACGTCGACGACTGGGGCGGCGCCGCACGCAGGCCGCGAGGCGCCCTCGTCTGCTCCGACAGTGATCGTGCCGTAGGCGAGCGTTTTAGCCAAAATACACCATCCTGAACTCAAGCGATGATGTTACTTGATCAAGGATTGAGCGGATGTTTCGCTCTGCCACGCCCTCGTCTTCGTCGAAGTAGAGGTCGGCAAGCCTCCAGGCCGGCTCGCTGTCGATCCGGTATCGCAGATAGAACGTCCCCTCGCCTTCCGTCAGCGGCTCCGGCGTCCTCCCGAGGGACACGCTGGTGACGATGGCGTTTGCCGGATTCGGGGCGAAGTTGATGATGCGAAAACGCAAGTCGCGGGTGTTGGCGTTGGCGGCGATGTCATACCTATTTGAAGGCAGCGCCGTTTCGACAGGCTCTTCGCAGGCGAATGATCGCGCCATTACGCCTTGCGCGACAATTTCGTCAGGCGATCCGACCGGAGTCAGTTTGTATTCAAACTGATCGCCGTCATTGGACTGCGAAACAACCGTGGCGAAGTTCGCGTCGACAATCCCGGTCAGCGGGTCATGGAGCGTGATGATCGAGTCGTTCCACGCGACATTTCCGACCGCGCGGGCAGAAACCTGATAGTAGTTGATGCCACCACCAGACATGATGTTTGGCCCGCAGTACGTTTTCTCGACGGCTCCTGCTTCGTCCAGGCGGAAACTGACGTACTCATCGCCGTCGCAAAGCGTCAGCGACTCCGGCGCGTCCTGCTGCTCGCGGCTACTGTCTGCGGTGTTGACAAGTTCCGCAGTCGCGATCAGCGTCTGGCCGACGCCGCTCACGAAGGCAAGCAGGCGGATAAAAAGCCGCTGACCAACGCTCATGTTCAATTGCAACTTCGTCAGCGGAATGTCCACAGCCCCAGAGGAGGCGTCATAGATCGCAGGCAGCGAGTCCACCCACTCTCCGCTGCCTGCGGTCGACCACGCAGAGACGAAAAACGACTCCGCGTCATCGACTCCAGCGGTGTAATCACCAAGCGGCACAGAACCAAGGCTCGCGCCTTCTTCGGGCACGGTCGCTGCCGTATGGTCTTCCTCGTAGCCCTCCAGTTGGAACCGCAGCCACCACGAGTCAGCGTCAGTTGTGAAGTAAAACTTGCTAGGCATATGTCACTGCTCTGGACACCGCTCGTTGCACGGCGAGAGAAACGCATTGGAGATCGTGTAGCCGAAGTGCGCGTCCGGCGTGTACGCGCTGCCTCCAGCGAGCAATGTCACCGAGGAGATGGTGTATTTCCCTGTTTCGGCATCCTGCGAGAGCGTTGCCGACACCTGGGCGCCACTTCCGGCCGTGGCGTCAATTCTCGCTGTCAGCCCTGCGGCCTGGAGGCCGCGCTTCAGGATGTACGTTCCGTCCAGGTAATCGCACTCTTCGCAGTTGCCGTCGGCAGGGTTGCCAGAGAAGCCCGTGAGTGTGAGCGTGAGGCAGTCGTGCTGCGAGTATTCGCAGACGTGGCACCGGCAGCACGGCGAGCATCCGAAGAGCATCTAGCACTCCGCGACGAGCAGAAAGCGGCGAGTGCCGCAGTGCATGATCCCAACCCACTTGTTTGCAGGTACGTCGCCCCAGTGATTCACGACGTCTGCCAATGATTCTCCGCTGGCCGTCTCGTTCGGAGGCGTGCCGTTCTCGTAGAGCGGGATCGTCATCAGCGTGTTCTTCGTCCAGGTGGCGGTTGTTTTGCCGATGCGGAGGCGGCATCCGCCGCTGCCGCGAGGGACGTCCTGAATGCGCACAGGCGCAGCCGGCCCTGACTCGACCATGGGGATCGAGTCGACGCGAGTGATGGTCTCGCGGAGTTTCGTGCGAAGACCAGGGCCGATGAAAAAGCGGTCGCTTTGCTTGGGCATTACTGGAGCCGCAGGTGTCCGAAAGTGTCTGCGAAACTGACTTCAGTGTGAACGCACCACCGACGCACGATGACTTTAGGATTGGCAGTCGAACTCCGCGGCGTGCCGTCGCCGTTGAGCGGAATCGGCTGAGCGCACGGGAGTTGGGACGCGCCGCCGTCAGTTCCGTACGAGGCCACCAGCACCATGCCGCGAACCTTCCTGCCCTCTGTCCCCTCGACGAGATCCGGATCGTCTGGCCAGTTCGCGATTTTTCCTTCCCCGCTAAGAGCCAGCGCGAGACTGCCTACCTCGTGAATGCCGCCGCCGAGGGCTGCTGACTTGTTGATGATGTTGAATCCAGACTGCGGGACGGCGATGTCCCATCCGATGAAGTCATCGTAAACCTCGCCTTCGTAGTACAGACCTTCAACTCGATTCCTTCTGTAAACAAACTCATATGAAACCGTCCATCCTCGGTAAAGTTCACCACCCCACGACTCGACTGTCGGCCGCGCCTGCAAGCCGCGAAACATTACCTCTCTTTTAAGCAAATTAAGAGAGCCAATCCGAAATGGATCAGCATTTACCACGCCGACGTATTCGCAATACTTAGTCGGATCGTCTTTTTCAAATTCCTCAACCACTATTGTTGTCACTGGGGCAACTCGCGATATGCCCTCATACATATCGCCGACTGGGTTTGCTGCCGGCTCCGCAGCCCCGATAACCCCATTGTTGTCTGATTCGTTCCACGTTACGATCGGCATTTCCATCAGCGAGGTGCTGACCGACCAGTTGGCCGGCCGGACGTCGGGCGGCTGATTCCTGTTCTCCTCGCCGCTGCTGGTTGCCGAGGACTGGTACTGGAACGTGCAGAGGAACACCATCCGGCCGGCGCCCTCGTACTTGATGTCGTATGAGGTGCAGACGACTTGGCTGTTAATCGGATGCGGATCGCCGATTCGGATCTGGCATTCCGTCTCTGGGTTTACGACCTCTCCAGGCTCCGACAAGACAACGCGAAAGACCCTGGTCTGCGCGTCGGCGAGTTGCCCGCCATTGCTGGACCGGGAAAACTGGTGGCCTTCGGTTATCTCTTTCGTCAACTTCGGCATGACTTTACCCCTCTGTGATGTCCACCCGCAGCAGGCCGCCGGCCGTGCCGGTGGCGCCATATACGACACCCTGCGCCAGCCGCACGATGGCCGGCTCCCCAGGCCGCAGCGTGCAAAACGGCGCAAGCGAGCCGCCGGCCAGAATGCCGACGCTGCACGTTGCAGCCGTGGCGGTCGAGAGATTCCGCAAAAACGCCATGCCGACGCTGGACAGGTTCGACGTCGAGATGCTCGTCTGACTGGTGGACAGTGTGAGCGTCTGGGACTGCAGCCCGATCGCTGCCATCGACGCCGTGACGCCGTTCACCGACACTTGGTTCGACAGATTTCCTTTGTCGACCTTCAGCGTCATGCTGTACGAAATGTCTGCCATTGAGTTGCTCCTTTACAAATCCAAGACAATTCCCATCTTTTCGGCCATGTCCTTGATACCAGTGGCCACCTCCTTGAGCGTCTCGTTCTGCCTTTGGAGTTCTGCCAGATTCTGATCACGAGACGAGTCGTCTCCGCGAAGCAGACGGTTCAGTTCTGCTTGTCCCTCGACGGTTGACGCGTCTGTGGCGCGAAGCGCCGCGCGAGACGGCCCCTGAAGAATGGCCGTCTGGACTGCATCGGCCATCGAGAAGATGCCAGGAGCCGCGGCACGCATCCTCTCGTCTGCAAAACGCTTGACTGCCTCTTCCTGCTGCGCCTTGGCTTCGTCGATTCGCGACCTGTCAGGCAGGCCGCCGCCGGCGTCGATAATTTCTTGCGTTATTTCGTCAAATCTGCGGCCGATGTCTGCAATGCCCTGCCGCGCGTCTTGCGCGGCCCTCTGCGCCGGAGACTGCATCAACTCCCGGCCGCGATCCGCCGAGGCATTGAGTTCGGCGAGGAGAGTCGACGAGTCGCGGGCGGACGCCACGCGAGAGTCCTGCTCGATCAATTGCTGCTCAAGTCGCGCGCGCTCTTCAACGAGTCTCTCGCGCCCCTGCTGATCCAAAACGCCGGTCGTCGCCAGTGCGCTGTTGATCTCATTGACGCGCTCCAGCGAGCGGGCCGTTTCTGCGCCGGCCGTGTTGACGATTGATGCGTACTCTTCGATTGCCTGATCTACGACGTTCCAGTCAATTCTTTCTAGCCCAAGTTGATCTGCGGATTGCCGGATTACATCAAACTCGCGCTGAAGCGCATCTGCGAGTCCTTTGTTGCCAGCGGCCGTCGCGGCGGCGATGTCTTCCTCAAAGGTTTTGGAGTCAGGAAGCCCAGCACTGGCGGCGATATTCAAGAATGCGTCTTCAGCGTTTTTAGCCCTCTGCGCCGCCTCTGACCTCTGCCGTGCTGGCCCAGCCTGCGACGCCTGCTGGCTGAACCGCTCGCGGGCGGCAGCGACCTCCTGCTCAACGCGGGCATTCGCAGCCTGCTGCTCCTGCAACTGCGTGTCGGCGATCCGGCGATCAAGTTGAGTCTGCGGCGTGCTTAGACCAAGGTCCGCGCGGCGCGCTTGATCGGCGGCCGTCTGGGCCTGCTGAAGATTGGCCTGGGCCTCCTGGCGTGCGCGGTCGAGGACTTCGGCGAACCTTTCGAGCGCGGACGCCGCAGTCTCCGCTGACGTAGCGGCGGCCACGAGGGCGTCCTTCTGCGCTCGCAGCGGGCCAAGTTGCTCCTCAATTGCCCTGGCGGCCTCTGGCGTATCTGCGGACGAAAATCTTTCCACAAGCCTTGCGATCTCTTCGCCAATTCCTTGCGCTGCGACCGCAAGCCCGCCAGAGCCTAACTTCGACGCCCTGTTCTGTATGTTTTCGACTTCATCGGAAAGACGCAGGGCGCCTTCCGAGAACCTGTCAGCGATTTGCTGAACCTCTGGCGCGAGGGAGGCCGCTAGCCTTCTGATAGATACAGACACGCTGTCGATTGCGTCGTCGATAGGCTTGGTGTCAATCCCCATCCCGCTATCAATTTGAGACTGACGAAGCGACCGCTCCTGCTCAAGAACGGACATGACTTCGCGCAGTTGAGCGATTTGCTCTTGCGCGGTCTGCCCTGCGCCAGATGCGCGGCGCTGATCTAGCCGCTTTCTCCTGGACTCAAGGTCTTTCTCAAGCGTTGCGATATCTTCGCCCGCTGGAGCATCTATTCCGAGGTCTCGCCGGAGTTTAGCGCGGTTAAGCCTTGCCTCGACACCCTGGAATGACGCCTCCTCTGCGGCGACTAGGTCAGCGCCAATGGATTCCCTCGTCGGGCGGGCCACGCCCCTCGCAATCGCAGCCTGCTCCCTGCGGCGAGTGCTGTCGATCTGGCTCTGCAACCTGATTCGCTGCTCAAGGTCTGACTCTTTCTCAAGCCGCGACTCAAGTATCCCTCGCTGTGCGCGGAGCCTCGCGACATCGGGCGACAGAATCGTTGTCTCGGCGTTGTTTCTTTCCTCGGCCCTGCGGCGAAGTTCCTTCACCCGGTCTCCGATCTCGATGTTCTTTTTTCCGGACTCCGTTGCAGTTGATTTGGCTATTTCAGACGACAGGTTTCTGTAGGCTTCAGCAAGTGACTCGACTGCCGACTTCTGCCGTGAAACTGCCTCGTTCAGCGATTTTGTTCTCTGCTCTGCTTCGTCTTGCGCGAAAGCGTACTTGAGAAACGCAGTTACAACTTGGCCGCCAACCACTGTCGCTAGACCAATGAAAAGTCCGGTCGTTGCCGACAGGCCAGGGATCAGGCCGGACTGCCCAAGAAGGAGACCGAGTTGAGTGATATTGTTGCCGACAGCCCGCAACTTGTATTCAAGCGGGCCAGTCGCCGACATCAGGTCGTCAATGGCAAAAAGCCCCTGCTGCAGCGCCAGTTGGGCGACCGCAGCGCCTCGCACTGAAAGCGATCCGGCTGTATTCCTAGACCGAGTCATCGCGGCTTCGATTTGCTGCGTGCTAAAGTTTTCGCCGCTAACCCTGCTTTGTTCAGCAACGAACGCAGCGAGTCCTTTCGTAGACAGCCGAATCTTGTTGTCGAGCCTGTCGAGTTCCCTGACTCGGTCGTCAAGGCCCATGCTGCTCGCGGCAACCCTTGCCATCTCCTGCTGAAGCGCTGTAATTCCAGACGTCACGCTGTCTATTTCGGACTGAATCGCGATCCTGGCGCCGCCGCTGGAGATCTGGCCGCGAAACTGCCGTGCGACAGAAATGTCAGACGCTGCATCGCGAGCACCCTGCGACAACTGCTCCGAACTGCCGCCAGACGCGCCAAGGAACAGTTCCTCCTGCCGCCTCGCTGTGTTGCGAATCTCGACCTGATCAGTGATCTCTGCCTCGATCCTGCGCTGGTCGACTAGCAGCGCGTCAATTCGGCGAAGCCTGTTCTCTGCTTCGCTGTAGTCGTTGTTTCTGTTGAGGTTCGTTGCCCTGGTCAATTCAGCGTTGATCTGCTGGTTAATCTGCAGGAGTTTGTTGGCCTGCCGCTCCGCGTCTGGCGTCCCGAGAGTCCTGGCCTGCGCCGCGAGACCCTGCGTTCGCGGGATCGTTTCTGCGTTGAATCCCTCTCGTGTTAGGTTGATTGCGCGCTCGATTTCTGCCTGTCGCCGGAGCGGATCTCCTGCGGCAAGCCCAGCGACCTGACGATCGAAGTCGCGTTGAATGCTGCGCCTCGCGAGGTCTCGTGGCGCGAAGATTAGCGACTCGGTCTGCTGCCGAAGATCGCGCGTCGTATTGGCTGCATTCAGCGACGCAGCCAACGCATCCACGGCCTGCTTGGCCTGCTTGGCCGACGCGGCACCGCGATTGAACTGCTCGACGACGGCGGCAGCGCCGGAAATCAAGCCATTGAACTGCTGGCTATTGATTGCGCGCAGTTCAGTCGCCAGCCCAGACAGGCGCTCGCGAAGCGTTGTTACCTGCCGTTCGGCCCCCGGCGAGACGATCTGCTGGATCGCGGCAGAGTCCAGTTCGCGCTGGAATGACAGGTTGATGGCGTTCTGCCTGGACGTTTCGTTGTCCAGCCTTCGCTGCGCTATGCCCCTGTTTGCCAACTGCAGAGAAGTAACCGGCCGGCCCTCGCGCTCTGCTGTCGCAATTTCCAGTTGGTATCTGGCAACACGCGCCGCGGCGCGAGCAACGCGCTCCGCGCTCTCTTCGGCCTGGACGGCGAGGTCTGCAAAGACGTCAGACCGAAAAGCCGCAGGCACCTCCTGCGCCCTGCCGCGCAGCGAGAGCGACCGCTGCAGCGACTCAAGCGCGCGGGGCTGAAAAAACGCGCCTCCGGAGTTGTTGGCATTGAGCGACCTTGAGAGCCGATCAAAGTCTCCAACTGCGGCAGTAGCCCGACCGAGCGCTATGAGGCTCGTTCGCAGTGATTCGATTCGCTGCCTGGACGCCTCGTATGTGGTCGAGCCTTCTCCAATTGACCTGTATAGATCCTGAAAACCAGCCTGCACCCTGCCGAGTTCTGGGTACAACTGGCTCTGCAGGGAGTTTGCCAGACCTTCGATCTGTCCGCGAACCTGCGTGAGCGGCCGGCCGATGTCCTCAAATGCCCGAAACTGGTCGCGCAGGCGGGCGGCATTCGGCAGGCCGGCGTCCACGTTGCGAGCCTGGAGTTGCTGGATCTCGCGGAGCGTCCGCTGAAACCGCTGCAACTGGGTCAGCGTGCCGTCCAGCGCCCTGGTGTTGAGGTTGAACTGGATGCCACGGGCTTGGCGCGCAAAATCCTGCAGTT